GCTACATCAAGGCGATTTTCCCTGAACTTGCAGACACCGACCTCAATCGCTTGAATCCTGATAGCCCTTTAGAAAACTCGAACGGCTAAAAGGATTACTTCAAGGGTTCCAAAGACACTCAGACTTTGATTACCCCGATGAGGAGTGGTTCTACTTTAGATTTGCAGATAAGTTTGGTTGGACTCCTGACCAAGTAGATGATCTGCCAGCAATACGCGCTGAGTGGTTGATAGCAATAGCCGATACCATTGAGCAAGTGAAGATCGAAAAGATGGAGAACCGGTGAGCGATAACCTGCCCGAAGTCTTAGCGGCTTTGAAGGCATGGCAAAATCGCATGGACAAAGCAGGCGAGTTAGCTACGAGAGAAATCTCTATTGCTCTCTGGACAGATGCTCGCAAAATTGCTAGTGAAACTCCAAACCCACCGATTCAGAAGAACAATAAATTACGCCACAACCCTCACATCGGCCCACGATCAGGAGAAGGCCCGAACATCGCAACAGGTAATCTCTTTCGCAATATCATCGCTCAACCAGTTAGGCATCAAGGATTTGGCACTTATGTCGCAAGCGTTGAATCCGGTGCTGAGTACGCCAGAGCAGTAGAACAAGGCTCATCTAATTGGAATGGGGTAAAATACCCATATATGACTCCTGCGCGTGAGAATCTCATCGCAACGGGTAAAGCGCAGATAATCGCAACGGGATTTCTAAGAGCAGCGATGGGGGTTTAGAGTGGCAGGTGATATTCCTCCATTAAATATTGACATCCAAGTTGCTCTTGGAAACCTTACTAGCGCAGTAGATCAAGCCACCGTTGGACTTAATAAAATTGGCGACACAGCTAAAAATCAAGAGTCTAAATTCTTGTCATTAAAGACTGTCATGGCTGGAGTCTTTGGTGGAAACTTAATGATGCAAGGCGCACAAATGCTAGAGGGCGGCCTGCGCGATGCTATTAAGGCAATTCAAGATACACAAGTAGCCACAGAACAACTTTCAACAGCCCTCAACGATGCTAAACAAAACACCGCCGCCAATAGAACAGAAATCCAAGCGACAACGGAAAAAATGTCGGCGTTGGGTTTTTCTACTTCTGCCACAGAGGGCGCATATAAGACTTTAATTTCTGCAACAGGCTCGACAACTGAAGCCACCAAGTTGATGGCGATGGCAGCTGATCTTGCTCGCTACAAACATGAAGATTTAGCTACTGCCGCAATGACCCTTGAAAAAGGGACAATGGGTAACGCTCGCGCTTTCAAAGAATTTGGTATTACTTTAGACACAACTTTGCCCAAGAATCAGGCTATCACTAAGGCAATGGATGAGTTAAACCAAAAGATCGGCGGGCAAGCAATCGGCTACACTCACACATTCGCCGGCGAGATTGAAGTCTTAAAAGCCAAGTTTGACGATGTGGCAGTTAAGGTCGGCGCAGTTGTCATACCGATCTTGACAAAACTGATGGAGTTTATTACGGGCGTTCTCATTCCAGCAATCGTTTGGCTATACAACATCGCCATCGGCGACTGGATTAAACAACTTGTAAATCTCTGGAACACGCACGAAGGTCTAAGAAAAGTCGTCGTTGATGTTATTAAGGCAATCGTTGATGCTCTTGGGTACATCGTAGGGGCTATCGGTAAAGTTGTAGATGCTGCCTCTCACTTGCCTCTTATCGGCAGTCACTTCAAGGGTATCGGCGCAGGTATTGATGAAGCCGCAAAGAAAATCGGTGATTTTGGTAAGGGCTTAGATGCTCTAGCTAATAAGAAAATCGGTGGGGGAGCTAGCCTTGCTGACCAACTCGTTACTGCCGGAACTACTGGCGCGGGTGGGGATACCGGCGTTACAGGCAACCTCGGAGCCGCTGGAAATGTATCTAAAGCCCACGCTGCTGCTGCTAAAGCAACTGCCACCGCACTAGCCAAGCGCAACGCCGAAATCAAGAAATACAACGATGAAGCAGTAAAACTAGAAGATCAGATGAACGCGGTTCTCACAGACCGTCAACAGAAGATGGATGCGGCAACTGCTACTCGTGACGATGCTTTAGCAAAAGCCAACGAAACTTACAACCAATCAGTCGCAGACATTAACCAAAAGTATGACGATGCTATGGCTACAGCGCAAGATAATTACAACACCGCAGTCGAGAACGCTACTGCCACCCATCAGGAAAATTTGCTTGATATTCAGCAACAATACGCAGATAAAGCCGCGCAGATTGAGCAAGCCGCCGCCGATAATCGACAGAGTATTATTCAGCAATCTATTGATGCAATGACTAGCGCGTTTGCCAGCGCAACCAAGATTGACATCGGCAAACTATTCACGGCTGGTGGAGGAACTGCCGGTGGTCTGGTATCTCAGTTGCAAGATCAAATGGCGCAGATTACGCAACTGCAAAAGGATGCCGGACTTCTTGCTGCGCAGGGTTACAACCAATCTTTCATCAATGAGGTTATTGCACAAGGGCCAGCCCAGGGAGATGCGCTTGCTCAGTCAGTCCTCAACGCAACTCCTGACACTCAAAACTCTATTAAATCTCTCTACGCTCAAATCCAAGACACATCTCAGAACGGGCTCAATACTCTTGCGGCGCAGATGAACGATGGAGCGAGTTTTGCTACCCAAGCCCTCGCGCAGCAATACGCGCAAGTCGGCATCGATCTACAAAATCAACTTTCCGCTAACTCAATTGCCATGCAGACGGCAATGGATAAAGAAAACGACACCTTTAATAAATCACTTACCACAGCCCAAGACACCTTAGATAAGGCTACAAAAGCCGCCACAGATGCCCGTGACCTTGCTTTACAAAATGCGCAAGATACCCTTCAGAACTCCATTACGGCGGCTCAGGATGCCTTTAGCAAGTCTGTAACTGCCATCTCAGACTCGACCATGAAACAACTTGATGCGCTACAAGCCAAGGCAGAGCAAGTTCAAGCCTCTTTAGCATCGTTAGGGGTCGCTAGCTCTGCGCTAGGAGTCACTACTGGATACAACTCTTATACCCCAACCCTTTCAACGACTTCTCCTAATGCGCTAGGCGGAACAAAAGATGCTTCTAATTACACCAACTACAATGTATCGGTGACTGGAATAAACCTCACAGACCCTAACGCTACGGCGCAACAAACGGTGAACGCGCTCAAATTCGGCACCCCGATAGCCACAAATGTTTCTGCACCTAGCTTGTTATCTGGAACTTCCATGAGAAGGGGTGACTAATGGCAACCGTATCTTCACTCAACTTTTACTCTTTTGCTTTTAATGGATTTGTATTTGGTGGGGCAGGCTCGCCTTATCAAATTACCTCGGTTGATGGATTAGAAGGTCTGCCAACTTTGCGCGTTCAAGATGCAGATCGCGGATATCAAGACGGAATGTTCTCAGGTCGAGATTTCCTTAGCGGTAGAACGATCACAATGACCATGCTCATCTTGTCGGGTAACGGCAACTCAGCATTTCAAAACCTAAACCTCTTGCAAGCCACTCTCCAGCCTCAGCAAACAGGCACAACCCCACTTCAGTTTCAGATCTCCCCTGCCAATGGACTTCAATTCATCAACGCTCGCGTGAGGGCATCAAAACTCACAGTCGATCCCGAATACACCTACGGCTTCATTAAAGCCCAATACGACTTCTTTTGCCCTGACCCTCGCTATTACGACAACGGTGTTCAAACGGCGATTATGACCTACACAACCCCACTAGGTCGCACCTACCCACGCGTTTATCCTTTGACCTTCGGCGGAGGTTCCAACACCCAATTCGCCACAGTCACCAATAGCGGAACGACTAATACCTACCCGCTCATTTCAATTTACGGCCCCGTAACAAATCCCGTCATCGGAAGCATTACGGCTAACGCCTCTCTGAACTTTAACTACACAATGGCGGCTTCAAATGTCATTTCTATTGATCTGCTCAACCGCACAATCCTTCTCAACGGAAACCCTGCTCGTAACTTATTGCTAGGATCATCCACATGGTTTAACGCGGCAGTCGGCACCAATCAGTTTTACTTTACGGGTTCAGGAACAATCGCAGGAACAACAACCGCTTCGGTACAATGGAACAACGCTTATGTATAACAGGGAGAACTGATGGCATTACGCACACCGCCTAGCTGGTTACAAAACGGCTCACATCCAGCGGAAAATGATCGCTTAACCACTCAAGCTCTCTACGCGACAACGGGCACTATCGGCTCAACTTCTCTTGCCGTAACCCAAAACGGAACGCCAAATATGTCGGTGAACATCGCCGTAGGTTGGGCTGCAATCGTAGGAACTAGCACGACAACTCAGGGAACTTATGTTTCCTACAACGATGCCGTAGTGAACGCGGCAATCGCTACCGCGCCGGCAACGAACTCTCGCATTGATCTCGTCTGCTTAACCGTCAATGATGCTTATTACTCAGGCTCGACAAATAACATCGTGGTGAATGTGGTCACAGGAACAGCCGCCGCCTCACCAGTCGCACCTGCTACGCCAGCCAACTCCATCGCACTTGCTCAGGTTCTAGTCGGAACTTCCGTCACTTCTATCCTCAATGCCAACATCACCGATGTCCGCGTTCAGACCACAACAAACCTTCCAGTCGTAAGCCTTACGGGTACACAAACCCTCACCAATAAAACTCTCACCGCGCCAACAATTACAGATGGATACCTTTCATCTCCACGCGAGCTTATGACGATTTCTGCTTCAGCGGCTACGGGAACAATCCCCTTTTATGCTTACACGCAAGGAATCCTTTATTACACAACAAACGCTTCTGCGAACTTCACTCTCAACTTTACGGGTACGGCTGGAACAACTCTTAATACAATCATGAATGTCGGCGATGCTTACAGCGTTGTCTTTATGAATACCAATGGCGCAACGCCTTATTACGCTTCGGCGTTTCAAGTTGACGGGTCGGCAGTCACCCCGAAATGGGTGGGCGGAACCGCCCCATCGTCAGGTAACGCTTCCGCAATAGATGTATATTCGTTCACAATCATTAAAACTGCTGCGGCAACCTTCACGGTTCTTGCTGGCGGTCCGACTAAGTTCGCATAGGAGATAACAATGCCTTTACTTACAGGATTTGTATTCGGGGGGGTTGGCGGCGTAGGTCGTGCTGCTGTATCCGGCACGACTGGCTCTCCAACTATTGATTCATCCACTCGTTCGCCAAAAACTATTTACAAATTTACTGGTAGCGGAACGATCACAGTCGCAACGGCTGGCTATGTTGAAGTTTTGTGTGTTGGTGGTGGCGGAGCGGGAGGTGCCAGCGGTGGTGGCGGCGGTGGTGCGGGAGGAATGAACTATTACGCATCGGTCTTTCTTCCTGTTGGAACGCAAACTGTAGTCGTTGGTGGTGGCGGAGCATCGGCAAATACTGCACCCGGTGGCGGTGGCAACTCATCGGGTTTGGCGTACATCACCGGTATCGGCGGTGGCGGGGGCGCCTCAAGAAGTCTTGCTAATAACCCTGGTGGAAATGGGGGTTCAGGTGGCGGTGCAGCGCAGACTTATCCAATCGGGATTGCCCAATTAGGGCAAGGAAACAACGGTGGTACTGGCACCGATGCGTACAACTCCGGTGGCGGGGGCGGTGCAGGTGCGGCAGGTGGAATAGGTGTTGCTTCAACAAAGAGTGGTGATGGTGGCGCAGGTCTATCTAATTCAATTACTGGAAGTTCAGTTACTTACGCAGGTGGCGGAGGTGGCTCTGGTGGCTATACCCCTGGCGGTGGCGGTTCAGGTGGCGGCGGTGCTGGTGCTAGTGGAGTCGCTACGGCAGGAACTGCGAATACTGGCGGCGGAGGCGGTGCTGGTCAAACGACAGGCGCTGGCTCTGGCGGTTCAGGCATTGTCATAGTGGTAGTCGGATAAAAGGAGAATAAAATGGCACATTTCGCACAACTCAACGGGGACATAGTTTCCCAAGTGATCGTGGTCAATAACGAAGTCATTGGTAACGCCGCAGGACTCGAAGGCGAAACGCAAGGAATCGCTTTTTGCCAGTCGCTATTCGGCGAAGATACTTTATGGGCGCAAACCTCTTACAGTGGTTCGTTCCGTGGAAAATTTGCTGGCATTGGCGACACTTTTGATGGGACTAATTTCATATCGCCCGAGGTATTAACTCCACCTGTAAAGTAAACGCATGGCTAACTACCGCTACCTCTTTGCCGACCTTTTAACAAACACCATCCTTGCTGAGTTACCGCTAACGGCTGTCAATTTTACGCAACAGTTAAACACGGCAGGAACCTTTACGGGAGAGCTACTTATCTCAGGTGTCAATACAACAAACCTCAATGTGGCTAATGCGACTATCCCTGCTCGCACCGCCGTTTATGTAGACCGCGATGGAGTTCTAGTATGGGGCGGGGTTCTTTGGGCGCGAGAATACAACTCAAAATCACAGAGAATTAAATTAACTGCCAGAGAGTTCGAGTCTTATTTCGAGCGAAGAAGAATCACGACTGACACAGTTTTCACTAGCACCGACCAACTCACGGCTGTTCAAACTCTTATTACTAATGCTCAAGCCGCTACAAACGGCAACATCAATGTGCAACTAGGTGGAGAAACTTCAGGCGTCCTTATCAACCGCACCGTCTATGGCTACGAATACAAAACAGTTTTCTCTCTCATTCAAGACTTGTCCCGGTCCGCAACTGGGTTCGATTTCAACATTTACATTTATTACGATTCCAACGGCAACCCCGCAAAGCTTCTACGCTTAGGTTATCCGCGTTATGGGCGCAAGTATTCAGCGACTTCCCTCACGGTTCCAGTCTTTGAATTGCCTGGAAACATCATTGAATACACATGGCCTGAAGACGGAAGCACCGCCGCCAATACTCTCTATGCGCTAGGGGCTGGCTCTAATCCGGGCAGACTGACAGCTACGGCAATCGATGGTTCTAAGATCGCGGCTGGCTGGCCTTTGCTAGAGGATCAATCTAATTACTCAGATGTGTCCGATGCGACCCTGCTCTCCAACCTTGCTACGGGTCAGGTTTCAGTCGTTTCCTACCCACCGACCACAATTAAAATCACAATCCCACCTTATGCTGACCCGATCTTTGGCTCTTATGAAGTGGGGGATGATGCGCGTATCAGAATCCTTGACGACAGGTTCCCGACTCAGCTAGATACCACTTACAGAATCGTTGCCTACAATGTCACGGCTGGAGAGAATAACGCTCCTGAAACTGTAACGATTACACTTACTACAACATCAAACTAGGAGTGACATGGGCTACCTAAACTTTCCGCCTAATCTAAAAGACATCTTTGACGACATTTATGCGCGAGTTCGTAAGTTAGAAACTGCTCAAAGATTTTCAGTTCCAGTTGTCGCTACCGACCCGACAAACCGGCGTAATGGCGATATGTGGATCAACTCAACAACTAACACTCTGAAAGTTGTGGACTCGGTTGGTACAATTAGAACCGTCACCATTGTCTAACCCATAACCCGAAAGGGCGCAAATGTTCTGGAGTAACGCTAACTCAATTTCAAACACTATTTGGGCAACCCTTGAGAGCATAGTTATTATCGGGACACCTATCTTTTTCATCCTCAAAGGACAGAGAAAACTGGATAAGCGTTTAGACCGCATTGAGTACGCACTATTTAACGATGGCAAAACGGGGTTGATTAACAAAGTCGATTCCCTCATCGAGAACCAAAATTACATCAAAACGGATATAGCAGTCCTCAAAGCGCAAAAAGAGGATTAAAATGACGGATGCTCACGATGGGAATGTGACCCACTCTTACACAATCCACTATCCGGCGCATCCAGCTCGCACCGATGACCCTCATTATGTTGATTTTAACCACTACCACAAGGCAACCCATGACACAGCAAAATGCTCAATCGGAGAACACAGAGATGACTTCTCAGAGTGCAGCCTTGATAAGCCTCTTGAATTACATCACGCGCACATCGAATTCTCATTACAAAACGGGCTCGATCTCACGTGGCTTGAAGTCGATTATCCAGGAGTATCTAACCCTGACGAAGTAGGAAAATGGGTAGAATCGGCAGAGAACCTAGTTTGGCTTTGCGAGTTCCATCATCGCGGTTCAGGTGGGGTTCATGTAGCAGCCGCAAGCGATTTTGAAGCAGAAAAATATGTTCGCAACCTCATCGGAAAGAAGGAAACAAATGGCTAAGTTCAAACTCAATCTCACAGCAAAAGAAAAGGCACTTCTTGAGCATTACGGCTACGGTGTAGTCGCTGCTGGATATGCCGCCTATCAGATTGACCCACACGCAACCGTTAAGCAAATCATTATTGAAGCACTTGTCGGCGGCTTGCTCGCTCCACTTTTGGCTCGTATTAATCCAAAGAGCCTTGTAAATACAATCACGAAAGACACAGGCGCACCTGCTCCATTGGTTCAGGCTGGCGTTGATGCCGTTCTCGCCGATGCGAATAAAATCGTTGCGGCTGAAACTCCGAAGGCTAAGTAGTAGCATAAGCACACGCCGTTATGGGCTTCGTTCCATGACTTAAAGCCCTGCCCTACGGGGTGGGGCTTTTGTGTTAAGAAAGAGGTCAGATGTCCACCGCGCTTGATGTCCTCAATGTAGCTCGCTCGCAACTTGGCTTTCACGCGGGGGCGCAAGATGAAAACCCTTATGGCGACTGGTACGGAATTAAAAACGCGCCTTATTGCGCGATGGGAGTTTCTTGGTGCTTTGCTCAGGTTGGACTCTCTCACCTCATAGCCGCGCAAACTCCTAAAGGTTTTGCCTATAACCCTGCCGCGTTGCCCTGGTTTCAACGGCAAGGGCTAGTTGTCAATAAATACGCCGCGCAACCTGGCGATCTTGTCTTTTATGACTGGAACTCAGATGGCACCGTTGATCATGTCGAGATTATCGAGAACGCTTCTCCAGACGGCATTACCACCATCGGTTTCAATACAGGCAACCCCAATGATGCCGTTCACGAAAGTGGGTGCTGGCGCGTTCATCGCCCGTACTTATTCATTGCCGCGATTGTTAGACCTAAGTACCCAGTACCCCTCAAACCCGTTTCTAAGGGCTCTACGAGCAAGAAGGCGACTGCGGTAGTGGGTGGAACGGGAACAGTCATCGCCGGTGCCACAGGGGTCATGCACAACGGGATGCTGACTACTACCCCAACCGCTTCAACCCCTGCTAAAACTGTATTCGTAGCTCCACCTTTTCCCGTTTCTAAAACCGCCTTCAATCTAGGTCAGCAAAACTCCGCAGTCATGGCAGTTGAGTTGGCTCTTACAAAGGCTGGATTACTCCCCCACCAATACGACACGGGCATTATGAACACCTACGCGCAAGCCGCGCTGGTTAAATACGAAGCTAATTTAGGGCTGAAAGTTACGGGCGCACTTCCGCAGATTATTTACGATCAACTCAAAGGCACACTATGAAATTAAAAGACCATTTCAGGTTTCACATATTCGATGCTAAGCAACTCACGATTGCTATGACTGGCGCGTTCTCGACTTGGGCGGCTACCGGCTTTCAACACGATATGCCCCACCTGGGGTACATCTTGGTCGGCTTTATTACCGGCGGTCTAGTTTCGCATGAGTCTATGGCAAACCCGAATGTAACCCCTGATTCTCACATCGCTACCCCATACCTCGCCAACATAGACGATGGGGGAGTGACCAAGCCGATAGCCATACCCTCAGACCCGTATAAGCCTGAAGGGGCAGATGTCAAGCAGGTCATCAAGATCAACAGCGGGTTGATAAAGGAATGATTTATCTCTGGACTTTTATTGGTTTCCTATTGCTACTTTTAACAATGTGCCTATAAGATCATCCCGTTGGCAACTGCCAATGATTCAAAAAAACTTAACATTGCTCGCTGGCGTGAGTGCTATCAAACCAGCAATAGAACCCTCGTCAATAAAAGACGGGGGTTTTCTTATGTGCGTGTCAAATCGCTTCCCGTAATTATTCTCGGTACGCTTCTCCCTGAAAGGGAGGCAACCAATGGCACTATCCGACTCAATCGAAAAGTTCACCGCTAAAACCCATAAATGCACACTAGCGATCATTACAGAAATGCTTGATAAGAAAGACCGCGAAGTGTTGCTCAACGCCATTAAAACAGGAGTCCCAACATCGACTCTCGTATCAGCTCTTAGATCAGAGGGCTTTCAAATCGCAGAGGCTACCTTTACCAAACACCGCAACAGAAAATGCTTATGTCCATCAGAGGACTAAACGAAATCTTGAAAGACCGCCAAGAAACTTATGGCAGTCCAGAGGAGGCCTTTACTCGTATTGGGCGAATGTGGGGAGCAATCCTTAACACAGATGACATCCCCGCCCATGAAGTTGATCTCATGATGATTGCGCTTAAAACAATCAGAATCGCAAATAACCCACAACACGAGGATTCTTGGCTAGACCTATCCGGCTATATCCAACACGGGCGAAAGATTGTAGGCATCGATGAGTCTTGAAAAAGCAATCAAACGAGCAGATGAGGAATCAACGATAGATGACCTACGCGATGCGCTCGCCAACACGCAAAGACAACTCGCCAAAATCAAGAAAAGCCGTGATGATTTTACTTCAGCAGTTGTTCAAGCTGCCCATGATGCGATGCTATCTCTCGGCGCAATCCCACCAGTCCCAACACCGAAGAAAGATGTTCGCACCAAGCGTGGCGAAGTAGCTCTCCTTCACTCGACAGATTGGCAACTAGGAAAGCAGACTCTCACCTATAACACCCAAGAGTGCGAACGATTGGTCAAGCAAAGCGTGGATAAGGTAATTAAAATTGCCAATATCCAACGAGCAGACCACCCAGTTAAAGAGTGTGTAGTGATGTTCGGTGGGGACATAGTGGAAAATTCGACCATATTTCCGAGCCAAGTGTATGAGATTGACTCAGATGTTATGGCGCAATTTGTTGCAGCATCTCGGATAATGATTGACATTGTTCGCACACTCCTAGCCAATTT